TTAGCTTCCTCCGCCCAGGAGACGTTGATCAATCACACGGCCTAACGTCGCCCCTGCGGCCCGCCCGATTGTCGCCATCGACAACCCCAAGACCGAGCCGCCAATGGACCCGCCAAGCGCCATGCCTGCGGCTGAAAGTACGATGGTTGCCATGCTGAATAATCCTTATCGAAATGCGAATTGAGCGACGATGCGCTTGCGCCAAGGCTCCGAAAGTGGGCTCTCGACAACACCGTGGCCGGTATAGGCGTGAATAAATGTGGGGGCGTCACCGACTGCTGCGATAATGCCCAGATGCTTCGCCACGGCACCTTCTCTCATGCGAAACAAAACGACGTTCCCCGCCTGAAGCTCGGCCCCCTTGACCGCCTCCAGATGCCGCAAGGCCGCCTGCCAAAGCACCTCGTCTCCCTGCGGCTCGGACCAATCGGCGCTATAGGCGGGGATCACTTCGGGCTCTACCCCGTAACCCTCGCGCCATACCCCACGGACCAGCCCAAGGCAATCACAGCCCGCCCCGATCCGCGAGGCTTGATGCACATAGGGCGTACCAATCCAAGTGCGGGCCAGTCGAACTGCATCAACCCCCGTCATCGGACCAGACTTCCGCCCGTTTCGTCATCTTCCGAGCGCGGCACAGACATCAACCAGTCTTCACCAGGCATGTCAGGGAAACCTTGGAAGTTGACCAGATTGTCGAACTTGACGCGGCAGGTCTCAGACCGCTTATCGCACCCCGCAATCAGCCGCACATCATCCCCCACCGCAATCGAAGCAGGCTCGGGGCGCCAAAGCGTCAAGACCCGCTTACCGCCTTTGATCTCGTCCTTTTTGACCACGGCCTCCAATCCCTCGGCCTCAACAGAGAGAAACGCGATAATGCCGCCTTCGAACCAACGCTCCGTATATGTCGCATCCAAAGACACGGTCAAAACCTGCCCATCTTCGGCAACCTCAACCAGCGTGCTATCAGCACGATATGCGGCGTCAGTCAGGTCAAGCTTGCAACCGTCATCCCCCAAAACCGCAGAACAGGTCCGCAGATAAGACCGCCCCTGCGGCTGGTTCAACATCTCGGTCAGCCCGCGCAATTCCGCACGATATGTCCCTGACTCGCGGGTGATTTCACCAATACTACCAATGAACTTGATCTCGCGGCCTTGAACGTCATCCCATTGCACCAACCACGTCGTGACCTCCGCCCAATCATATCGCCCCGCTTCGATATCCTTCTCGGTGATCGCAGCCGCCGTCAGTACGCCCAGCGCCTCAGTATTATTCACCGAAAGACCCGTCGTGCTGGTCAGCGCCTTGGCCGACAACCCGCTATCAGGACTAAACCTGATCCCATCAAAAACGAGCGGCCCGTCGTGGTCGGTAAACCCGAACGTCATCCCGTCCTTGCGCTTGATCGACCAGCAATAACAAACATGCGTGGCCCCCGTGGCAAGGTGCGTATTCAGCGCCGCGACACTCATAGGCGCACCTCTACCACAGGCACATTTGGCGCATCACCTGCGCGAAAACTGGATACTGACGTCTGAATGGAGTCCGTATCAAACCGCACTGGCACGTCAAACTCAAACCCTGCACGCACCTCCGCCCCAAGATCAGGAGGATGCGGAAAAATCACTTCGCCTGTCTCGAAATCAACAGTGTAATCGATCGTTTCCTGCAACTCATCACCGCCTATCGCCACACGCACGGTGCCTTCCACAGGCTTTGCAATCGGGCGGACATAGCTTTGCGTGCCAGAAACATAGGTTTTCTTCAGCTGGATGACGCTCGTGACCTCATCGCCAATCCCGATCAACTGATCCCCAGCAGCAGGTTTAGAGAGAGGTGCGCACGACTTGTAATCGCCCCAGTCCTTCCACCGGAAACCGTGCAACTGCCCCTCGCGAGCCTCAAAGAACGCCACAATCGTCGCCACATCATTCAGAGACCGCAATCCGACACCCGCATCATAGCGCCGCCTTGAATGCGCCCAAGGCGTGTTTCGCTCTTCATAGCCATTGGACAACGTCACGATTTCCGTGCGCCGCTCGGGGCCACCAACAGAGCCAAAGCTCAACGCGGATGGGAATTGAATTTCATGAAACGCCATTTGGCAGCCTCCCTTTACCGATTACGTTGTCCACGGCCCAAGGCCCGCGCCATTTGGGTCGCAATTTGCCCCTGACTGCGTTGGAAACCCTGCACGTCTGGTGTGGAAATGTTCATTGTGACGTTGACCGCATTGCCCGACTGCGCCCTCACCCCGAGCTTGCCATCGGCACCCCGCGACAACGGCATAATCGCCTCGGGCCCCGCCTCGCCCATCAGCCCCGTGCCACCTGCCATCGGGAACGTCGTAGGCCCACTCAACACACCACCCTTGGCAAATGGCATGACGCGGCCTTGCGAAAACGGCGCGCCATTCTCGAACGGCATCAGGCTTGAGACGGCGCTATTCACGCCATCCGCCAGCAAACCGCCTAAATGTCCCATCACAGGATTGATCGCCGCCGAATAGGCGGTATCAACCATGGCCTTCGCGACAACACTCAGGGCATCCGACAGCTTTAGACCGTCAAAAACCAAACCATCAAACGCCCGGCGCAAACCGCCTGAAAAACCACGCTCTAGATTGCCCAAGTCGCGGGTCGTCTCGTTTAGCGTGCCTTGAATATCGCGCAGCTGGCTATCAAACGCCGCCGTCATCGCAGTTGCATCGCCCAACATGCGCTCTAATGCATTAACTTCGCTATCCAGTGCATCAATTTGATCAAATCCACTCATTTTCACCCTCCTTGGGTATCGGGATATGCTTGCTCAAGCTCTGCGAGCCGCGAGCGCCCCATCGGCAATAATTGCGCCTCAAGGCCCAACATGATTTGCAGCTCCGCAGGCGTCAGTGCCCAGAAATCTGCAGGGCGCAGGTGCAATCCACGCAACCCTGCCCGTAGTAAATTCGGCCAATCCATGCGCGGCTCACTTGGGCGGCGTAAAGGCGCGGACCAACAATAATGCCGCCGCCTTCGCCGCCCCGATTGCACCACCTTCGATATCGGCCTTCAACAAATCCGCCGCGGTTCCCGCCCAGCCACCGCCGCGTAGCCCTGCCACAACCAAAGCCATGACATCGCGGCTCGAAAACTTGCCCGCTTCAAATCGCGCGACCAAGTCGACCATGCTCTCAGAGCCCATCGTGGCTTCCATCTCGGCCATCGCTCCAAGCGTCAACTTGCAGCGATGCGAGACGCCATCCATCACGATATCGACCTCTCCTGCCAGCGGATTTGCCATTCTACAGCGCCGCCGTGAACGTTAACTCACCCGCAGAGGCCAGCGATAACTCATACGTCGCCTCCCCATTATGAGACCCCGCATACTCGATCGACGAAATCTGAAATGGGCCTTCCATCGTGCCGAAGTCGGGGATGATCACTTGAAAGTCAGGGGTCAGGCCTTCGAAGAAGATCTGACGTGTGCGCTCGTCCGTGGTCTCGTCCTTGAACACGCCAGAGCCCGAGATCGCCGCAGTCTTCACGCCGCCACCCGACAGCAACTGACGCCAACCGCCCGTGCTCTCTAGCGAGGTTACATCGACAGTTTCCGTGTTCAGGCTAATGCGCGTCGCACGCAAGCCCGCAACAGTTTCAAATAGGCCATCGCCCGTCATATCAATTTTGACCAAGAGGTCTTTTCCGTTCTGGGCTACCATTGCCAGTACTCCTTGAGGTTTGAAAGTTTGGGTTGATTATTCGTCCGCAACGCGGGCGCGAAACACGAGGTTGATCTGGCGAATGTCACCTGTGCCAACACGCGCCGCAGTGGCCTTGTAGAAATTGAGCGACACAAGCTGCCCACGGGTCAGCGTCAAATCGGCGTCCACCATCGCATCTGAAACAGCTGCCGCTGCCGCCTTGGCCTGTGCAAACCCCGCAACGTCCGTAACGACTGAGACTATCAGCTCATGTAGCGCGCCAGCGCCCGTCTTGTCGGATTGATCCTTCACGACCTCTGGTCCAAGGGCCACATAAAGTGACGGCAATGTTCCCGACGGCAAGGCGTCAAAAATATCCGTGCCAACAATCGCAGCGAGTGTCCCATCATTGGTCAATTGCGCATAAACCGCCGCTTGTAGCGCCGCAGCAACTCCATAACTCATGTGACATTCTCCTCAATTGCCTGACATGTCAGGTAGCGGCCCTCGGGCCCGACTTCGGCAACCGCATTGATCGTGTAGAGCCGCCCCTGCCCGCGAAACCTTTGTCCGGCCTTGGGTCGAGCGTCCGACGCCATCGGGGCCGCGCGCACAGTAATCTTGTAGGTTACGCGACTAATCGCTGTGCTTGGAGCGGCCATCTCGCGGCCTGTGCCAGCCTTGATCTCCGCCCAATGCGCGCCCAACACAGACCAGTTTTTCAAATAGCCACCCGATCCGTCAGGGGATTGGGTCAACTCTTCGAGGAACAAATGACGGTTCAGCTGTGGGCGCTTCATGAGCGGCCACCAGAGAAAAGGCGAATATTGCGATACCGTTCGATCAGTGAGGACACTCCGTAAGGCATCGACCGCCCCGCTTCGAAACTGTCAAACCGGAACTCGTAGTAATGCGCGGCCAGCATCAAAATTGCTTGGGCCAAATCCGCAGGTAAATCCTTCCAATCGAGGCCAAACCCCGCGCTCATTTGAATACGCGCAACACCACCTTGCGGGATACGCGGCAGGCTCGCGCCATTCGCCGCCAAATGCGGCCGGTGCATATCCTCAATCAATCGGTAAGCGGCACTATCAACCGTCGCTTCCATCCCGTGACGATCCAAAATCGCAAGCTCGATAATCGCCGATACTGGCGCCAACGGCAGCGGTTGTGATGCCATGTCGCGCCATGCAGTCAGCGATAGGCTAAAGGTGCGCGAAATCGTAATCTTCCCAGTGCGGGCCTCAATCGCGGCAACAGCGGCACGCAAGAACCCCTCTAAAACGCCATCCTGCACCCCATCGTCCGAGAAGCCCGAACCCATGCGCATATGGTCTTTGAATGTGGCGACCGGAAGGGCCGACAGCGGCACGGTGGTCTCTTCGACTAACATCATGGAACACTCCAGAATACGTGTGTGAAAGGTCCTGTGACCCAAAAACCGGACGCGCACTGCGCATTGCTCGATCGGAAGGAGCAGCTAGACAACGCGCATAAACCGCACGCGTCCGGGATAGGCGCTATCCCCATGGAACAGCGCCCCTTCACGACCCTTAGGCGGTCGCGAACTTCAACAGCTTGATCGCAGCAAAGTCGCTGACCGCACCGCCCACGCGCTTGGTTGCATAGAACAGCACATGCGGCTTAGCAGAGAACGGATCGCGCAGCACGCGCAGGTCAGGACGCTCGGCCACGTTATAGCCCGTGCCAAAGTCACCAAAAGCTATCGCCATCGCATCAGAAGCAATATCAGGCATGTCTTCGGCAATCAGCACAGGATACCCCATCAAACGCGCAGGCTCGCCCGCGGCCAGACCGTCAGACCACAAGAAACGACCGTCATTGTCCTTCAGCTTGCGGATCGTGCCCGCCGTCTTGGAGTTCATCACAAACGTCGCATTCGCACGGTATTCCGCACCCAGCGCATAGACGAGATCAACAATCGCATCGCCATCCGAGATACCGCCGTCAACGCCCGTAACCGCATAGCCAAGATTGCCCCAAGCCCAAACGTCATTGTCGACAGTCGGATAGGTCAGCAGACCCTTCGGCTTATCAATACCGTCGCCGTTCACAAAGGCAGAAGCCTCAGAGCGGGCAAACTTGTCGGCAATACGACCCGCAAGCCAGCCTTCAATGTCGAACGCAGAGTCGTCAAGCAAACGTTGGGACGCTTTTGGCAGCGCAGAAAGCTCATGCAGCGGGATCGAAATACGATCAATCTGCGGCGTTGCTGTCTCTGTGACACCGCCGGTTTCCGTCGCCCAGCCAGCGCCCATTTCGGTGTGATCCACCAGCACGTCAAACGACGTCGCATCCACATTCGCCACATTGGCAATCGCTCGGATCGAGGCTGTCGAGGACAGTGTGCCCTTGATCGTATCGGCAGTCTGCGGGTCCACAAGGTAGCCGCCGTCAGCGGCAACAGACGTGCCAAGCGCCTTACCTTCGAGCTCAAGACCACGCAGCCCGTCATCATCACCCGAGCGCAAATAGGCTGCAAAGGCCTTCTGGTGCGGCGCATCTTGGTGCGCAGAGGCCGCCAATGCAGGGCGGTTTGTCATCATTGTCTTACGGTCCAGCTTGTTCATCCGGTCATCCTGTTTTTGAAGTTTGGCATTAATGCCGTGGGAAAAGTCTTTGAAATCACTCATGAAACCTGAAATTGCGGTTTTGAGTTCATGGGCCGGAGACACATCTTCCCCGTCCCGAGAATTCATCTCGGATTTGCTCATCAATCGGTCCTCTCAATGGTGGTATGAGGCGGTTAGTCCCGCGCCATGGTGCGGCGCGCGTCGTCAAACACAGCGGCCATCTCACGCAATGTCTGGGCTGCGGGATCATCACCCTTCGCCCCCACACGCGCATCAGGAAGCATCGGAAAAGTGACCAAAGACACCTCCCAAAGTTCCAACTCAGACAAAAGGCGTCCGCCCTTGCCATCCTTGCGGGATTTGACGGTGCGATATCCAATCGAGAGACCATCAATGGCACCTGCCCCGATCAATGCCGCCGCCTCTCGGCCCCGTGTCACTTCCGTCAAAATGCGACCCTTGACCCAAAGGCCACGCGCATCCTCACGAACCTCATCCCAAACCCCAATCGGCTCGGTCGGGTCGTGCTGCCACAGCATCTTGATCGAGGCACGCTTGGCCGCAGACGTTCTCAACGATGCAGCATACGCGCCCTTCTCAACCGTATCCCCACCCTGATCGGACTTGCCAAACAGCGAGGCATAGCCCTCAATCGTCGATCCATCCACCACGACAAGGTCACCGCCCAATTGGCAAAATTTATGTTCTAACGTCATGCGTTTCTCCGCTGTTCAGCGACAACCACCTTGGCCGGTAGCGACAACCAGCTTGTCCGGTGGATCTGACTGGAGAACGGGCTAGCCCGTTTGGAAGTCAGGTCCATCGGACAGGCACTAATATTTGGTTTGAGTATTGGCCGTTGTGAGTGGGTAATTGTCGGGAGTTTCGTTTCGAACGGAGGCCCTGATTGCCCTTTAAATTCATAACAGATCAACAAGTGAGGTTGTACATGACCGACAGAAATATCCATAGCCAGCGCACGGCTGCTGCACGCGCGGGGTTCAGCGAACGAACTGCACGACGCTTTGACGCAGATTCAACGCTTCCTTCGCAACGTCAGCCCAAAAGGGCGCGCACAGTTACCGATCCCCTTGATGGGGTTTGGCAGACGCTTCTGTTACCCATTTTGAAACAGGACAGTTCTGTGCAAGCGATTACGCTGCTGCGCCATTTGCAGCAGCAGCGCCCGGAGGACTTCCCAGATGACAGCATTCGTCGCACGCTTGAGCGCAGGGTGCGAGATTGGCGCGCATTACATGGCCCCGAGAAGGATATCATATTCCGCCAGGTCCCAGAGCCCGGATATATGTGCCAATCAGACTTCACTGATGCTGCTGAGTTGGGCGTCACCATTGAAGGGAATGCATTTAAACACCGGCTGTACCATTTTGTTCTGGTTTACAGCCGGTGGGAGCATGTTGGGGTGGTCTTAGGCGGCGAGAGCTATACGGCGCTGGCTGAGAACCTTCAAAATGCCCTCTGGGCTTTGGGTGGGGCACCCACAAGCTGTCGGACCGACAGCTTGTCAGCAGCGTTCCGCAATCTAAGCAAAGATGAGCGCGCGGACATCACCAAGCGCTATGCGGCCTTCACACAGCATTATGGCATGGAGGCAACTCGTAATAATCGCGGTGAAGCCCATGAGAATGGCGCGGTTGAATCCCACAATAGGCACCTGAAGGTTGCGATTGAGCAGGCGCTGATTTTACGGGGCAGCTGCGACTTTGAGACGGTTGGGGATTATCGCCGTTTTGTCGATGAGTTGGTTGCACGCCGAAATAAGCATCGCGGTGATGCGCTTGAGATTGAGTTGAAACATCTCCAGCCTTTACCTGCACGGCGCACGGCTGACTTTACGGAGATTGTTGTGCCGGTTGTACGCACCGGTGGATTTTTGGTGAAACAGATATTCTACAGCGCGCCTTCTCGCCTCGTTGGGCAACGATTGCGGGTGCATATCTATGATGATCGTATTGAGGCATATCTGGGGAGCAGCCATGTGGCCAGCCACCCGCGGGCGCGCGGGCAGAAAAGCGGCGACCGCGTGCATGTGATTAATTATCACCACGTGATCCATGCCTTGAAACGCAAGCCCGGGGCGTTAGCGAACTCGATCTACCGCGACAGCCTATTTCCCAGAACGGAGTATGTTTTGGTCTGGAGGGCGCTGCAGGCCTCAATGTCTCGTCGTGAAGCCTGCCGTCGGATGGTGGACATCCTGTTTCTGGCCCATGAGGAAAACGCGGAGGCCGAGTTGGCAATCCTGATGGCCGATGACCTGCACCAGGGTCGATTATCAGACGCACGAGATCTCAAAACGTTGCTTGTCCTTCGAGACCACAGCTTGCCCAAGGATGTGGTCGTGAACTTGCCTGCACTGTCGTGCTTTGACACGCTGTTGGAGGACGCTGGATGACCAAGTCTCCAATAGATACGTTCAAATTGCCCGTTATACTGACAGCATTGCGATTGCCCAGCTTCCAAAAGCACTGGCAGGAGGTTGCCGAGCAAGCAGACAAAGAGGCTTGGCCTGCGGCGCGGTTTTTGGCTGTGCTGGCTGAATATGAAATGGCGGAGCGCGAAACGCGCCGGATACAGCGCCATCTCAATGAATCGAAGCTCCTTGGTGGCAAAACCTTGGCAACTTACCAGTTTGAGGCGATGCCAAGTCTGCCAAAGGCGCATATTGAAGCGCTAGCCGGCGGTGACTGGATTGAACGCGGTGGTAATCTCATCGCGATTGGAAACTCAGGGACGGGAAAAACCCATATATTGTGTGCGATTGGGCATGCCCTGATTGAGGCGGGATATCGCGTGCTTTACTGCCGGACGGGCGACCTCGTGCAAAAGTTGCAGGCCGCACGTCAGGAGCTCGCTCTCGAAAATGCTTTGGCCAAACTCGACAAGTTCGATCTGATCATCCTTGATGACATCACGTACGCACATAAAGATCAGGCCGAAACCAGCGTCTTGTTCGAGCTGATTGCGCGTCGATATGAATACAAAAGCATCGCAATCGCCGCCAATCAACCGTTCAGCGCATGGGATCAAATATTCCCGGATAAGGCCATGACCATCGCGGCTATCGATCGGCTCGTCCATCATGCCACCATTCTAGAGATGAATGCAGAGAGTTTCCGCAGGCGCGCGGCCAGCGACAACCAAAAGGCCTACCAAAACGCGCCAGCGACAACATCAGCCCTAAACAAACCAGAGGAGAAAACAGACAAAGACACCACCAAATAAGCAACACCACAGCGGCTCATAAACCGGCCAAAGTGGTTGTCGCTACCGGACAAGGTGGTTGACGCTCTACA